AAGTTGTGGCAGTCATGTTCAACAAATTTGTGCCAGTGAAAGTGATGGTTTGACGACCAGCAGTACCCACTGTGGTTGTGCCAAGAGCAGCAGTAGCGTAAACAGGTGTTCCGCCACCAGCAGTGTAATTGTTGGAAACAAATACGCTTACATTGCTCAATGTTGCGCCACTCTCGCCAGTGATGGCAGAGATGTAGTCAATATCAAAAGTAATGAGTTGACTATTGATTGGCACATACATTACCACGCCACGATACACCTGAGTAGATGTATCAGCAGGTAGAGTCTGTACGGTTGGGCCAGTAGCGACAAACGTAGAGCTAGGTGTGTAGACAACACCGTTCAAATTGGGAATGGTATTGGAAGAAACAAACTGTCCTGAACCACCGCTGTAGCCAGCAGTACCAAGAGTTGTGTTTGACAAATCAATATAGCAGTCTTGCTCTAAAACTGTATATCCAATATCGCGAAGGGGGCCAAAACGCTGGTCACCAGATATGATTGGCCCTTCAAAAGTACTACGTCCCATGATAATTCCTTATGCAAAAGTCTCTTGTTAATCGTTGCATCGTGACCTCTGGGCAGGCTGGCAACAAGAGAAAAAATCCCAGACACCTGCAATATACACTATTCCTTGGGTATGTCAAGAAGTTTTTTCTTGTTTCTCGCGGCAATCATTTTTGCTTTCCAAACTGGGTCGGCCCATAGTGCTTTAGCTGCGGCTTTCTTGGCGGCTTTAACCTCTTCACGATTGGCAATTTCTTTGTTGTTTGCAGTTTGTTTAGCAGCATAATCAGGGTCAGCCCACTGAGCTTTAGCTTGCGCACTGGTTTTAGCTTTAGATTTTTCTGTATTGCGGGCTTCCTTGATGTTTTTAGCCAATGTGTCTCCTTGTGTTTCCCACATCTTTTTAGAGTTGATTGACTTGGATTCAAGCGCTGCTGGGGTGTTTTGCGCTTTAGTTTGCCCTGCAACTACTTTGGCGCGATATTCGGGGTCTTGCCAATGTTCTTTAGTAAATCTCCCATCGGCAGCTTTTTGTTCCGCCGATTTAATATACCCGCTTGGGCCTTCGCCACCATCCGTTAAATTAAATAAGGTTCCTGTTTTTAAATCTCGCCGCCCGTACAGTTTGATAAGTTCCATCTCTTTGGCAAAGGCTTCTTCTTCATTTTCAGTTTCAAATACGCGCTCACAAACAGCAACAAAGTTGCGTTGCTTTAAATGTGAAATAAAGTCTTGAAACGGTTTGTTATGAGACCCCCTAGACCAATGCGATAAATCACGGTCTCCTGTACCTTTACCTACGTATACAGGCTGGCCTAGTTTAAGAGGACGGGGGTCACGATAAACATAAACATAAAACATAGTTAACTCCTTTTAGAAGCCTTAACTATATATCAATGGATGGTGATTGTCAAATATATTTTCTAAATACTTTTCGAAAACGAGTTACGATACGGGTAACGCATAATGAAATAATAAATACAATACGCCCAATAAAAAAGGCCCCGAAGGGCCCTTTTTAAGGTTAAAACTAATACTAAATTAGTAAGAACCGTAGATACCGAGAGGATCAGACCAGCCAAACGAATAACGTTCGCGGGACTTGTAACGTACGTTACCCGTATCGAAGTCCCCGTCCATTGAATTCTGGAGAGGTGTACGCTCAAAATGCTTCAAGCCATTTGGAACGTCTGTGGTCAAGAACCATGCATTAGGCGCAGTCAAGAAGTGGTTAACGGTATAACCTTCAGGGATAGAACCGTTGTTCTTGAGAGCGTTAATGTCATTGTTGTTTGTACCAACGCGCAATTCTGTTTCGAGCAAACGAGTTGCAACGAACATTAGTGCTGGTGGGACAATCAACTTCTTGGGGCGTGCGGCGATCAAAAGACCACGCTCGTCTGTCCAAGCTGCGATTTGAATGACGGCATTCTCAAGAGAAGTCTCGTTCAAGTCAGCGGCTGTGGAAGGAGTGTTGGCGTTTGTACCACCGTTCACCAAGGGGTGAGCAGAGTTCAACAAAGACACGCCATCACCGCCAGGATAGGCAGCGTTGTAGGCGTTGTTCAACACGTTGGCAGCTTTCACCTGTTTGGTGTAAGCCATCGCACGGGCCAAGCCTTTGGTGTAGCGAGCAGACAAGCTGTCGTACAAATTATCCTCAATCGCCTCTTCAGTGATTGAGAAACCCAAAGCAATGGTCTCGTGGTTGTAACGTGCTGTGAAAGCCTCTTGCGCATTGTCATAGCTGAGAGCTGTACCCTCGGCCTTGACTGGTGCAGCTGAGAAGCCTGACAGTTTTGTTTCCTCTTCAAAGCTACGCTCTGATTTCTCAGTTTCGTAGATCTCTTTGTGCTCTTCGCCGTAACGGGCGTACTCTAGACCGAACAATGCGTTCAAACCAGGGAGCAACTCTTTAAGCAGTTGTGCGCGTGAAATAGCCATTTAAGTGCTCCTTAATTAAACACCAGCAGTGTTAGTCATACCTTGGAATGTTGCATTCCATACGACCAAAACTTCAGGGAAACCAACGAAAGATAAGTTCGTGCCTGTGGGAACAGAAATGCTGGAAGCCAAAGTAACGGTTGTGCCGCTAACGTTGGTTACAGAAATATAGTTACCTTGAGCAACGCCACTTACGCCTTGAGCAATCAATTGCATTCCGGGCTGGATTGCAGAGTTTGATGCTGTCAATGTAATAGTAGTACCAGAAGTGCTGGCATTTCCACCAACGGCAGAAACGGTAACAGCAGTATCTTGCACCACGCTAACACAGCGGAAAGGTAGCAATGTAGCAATACGAGTATTACCAGATGTACCAGAGCTGATCACAGCACCAGAGACGGCCATTGCTGAGTCACCAGTTGTGGTGTTACCTGCTGTACCTGTTACGGCATAGAGGTTAGAACCAATGAAGGTGGGGTTAGCATAGCCAACTGTGGAAGCGGTGTTGGACAAGGAAGTACCTTGAGCAACCATCACTGCTTTGAACACAGTACGGGGATCGTCAATCACATATCCAACTGCATAGTTAGATGATGTGCTTGCAGGCCAGTATTGACCGCGAACGATTTGGCTGGAAGAGTTTGTGTACTCAGCACCAACAAAGATACCCAAAGTACCAGCTACAGCAGTTGCAGGGCTAGAGGCAGCAGACATGGTGGTGGCAACAATGCTACCGTTAGAGAGTTGAACAATGTCACCATTGAACAACGATGTACCATAAGCAGTAGCAATGGGATACATGCGAGTTGACCCAGAATAGGGTAATCCGCCGAACTCACTGACCGCTTTAAACCCGTATGGAGCGGGAATAATTGGATAAGCCATTTAAGGACTCCTGATTAAGTTTACTTGGAACCTGCACCAAATCCGCGGGAAACTGTAGAGGTTCTCTCTGCAAATTTACGCATCCTTGGATCGTTTTCTTTCATGAAGCTGTTGTCAACTGAATCCATCTGATCTTGTGCTTGCTTGGCATAGTACTCGGTGTAAGCCCGTACATTCTCGGTAGAGTTTTTACAGAGTATCAACCCACCAATTTCTACGTTGCCTTCCGCGTTGCCTTCAATCATAAGCTCAGGATGATCAGCCGCTTTGACTGGTTCCCAACCATCGCGTCTCATACGAGACATTCTGGTGTGATCCGCTTTACCTAAAATGTGTGTCATGACATAACGAAACTCAACACCAGGTTCTGGTGTGGGATCGGGTAAAGCACTTGCGGGTTTGTATACCGCACGAGCAGATTTTTCGCGTGTAATTAAGTCACGGGGTGTTCTGTTATCAGCCATTTTGTTGAGCCTCCAGTTTTGCCACTTGCGCAGCGTATTGTTGTGGTGTTAGTCCGAATTTCTTAGCCAGACCCAATTGAGTCGTTGTAAGTTTGACTTTTCCTGCGGTCGTTGAACGCGATGCAGGCGCTACAACAGTTGAAGGCCGTTTGGCTTCTACAGGTTTTTTCTCAGGTTCACCAAATACTTCTGGGAACTTTGAGCGTACGCGAGCATCAATCTGCTCGTAATAGTCGTCAGAGCGCGGGTCAGTGCCTGCGGATACTAGTTTTTGATGCAGCCCTAGTGCGTAGCTGGTAACTTCCTCAAACCCCTGTGAACCAAACCACTGGTTTTTTGCCTGCCAGCGCAGGGATTTTTCGTCTGGTTGAACAGTTTGAGTTTGTCTAGGTTGAGTTTGTACAGGAATTTCTTGTTCTTGTAAAGGGGTCACTCGATAATTTTTTACTTTTTCGAGATTCCATTTGGCTTCCGTCAGTGCTTCTTGCGCTGCAATGATAGCGTCTGTGTCAAACGCCTCTTGAGCCTCTTTATACTGACGTCTAGCCATCGCAAGGTCTGCCTCCGCTTTCTCCTTGGAAGAGGAGATGAACGCTTCCTGGCCGACGTTAACGCTCTTTTTAAGACTTTTATTCTCTTCGATCAGATGCTGTGCGAGACGCTCAAGCTCTTGTTTCTCTCGGAGTACGGCTTCTTTAGATCTACGCTCGTCATGGCGTGCATGAGTCAATTCCTTGATGCGCTTTTTAACGCCTTCTGAATAACTCTCAATCTCATCGTCCGTGGGGTCTTCCACTTCACGATTTAAAGGTACACGGCCACGGTCTTGGATAGGCGTGTCGTCTATGACTTCAATCTCTATCTCAGGCGCTTCAGCCTTGATATCGACTACTTGTTCACCTTCGCCTTCAATTTCATCAGGGAACTTGTACGGTTCATTTGCCATTTAATACTCCTTAAGCTCGGGTAATTCCACGAGGGTCTTGCACAACAGCATCAACTTGGTCATCGTTGATGATACGAAACTCTTTACCAAAAATCTTTAATCGCGTACCAGAATAGGTACGAGTCAGCACGAAGTCTCCTGGTTTACACCAAGGGCCTCCTGGGGTTTTGGTTGCATCGGTATAGGCTGCTGGGCCCAACTTCAACACAAACAAAACAGTGGTCGCGTGTTGTTCTTGTACCGCGTATTGGGACGGTCTTATCAGATCCAAATCAGTTCCGTCAATCTTGTCAGAGATATCAGGCACACCGCAGAGGATGTGATAACCACTTGGCTCTGGTAGAACCGTTGCTTTTTCTTCGTCCGTTGCATTCTCAGCAGGAGCTGACAATGTTTCAATCTCAGGAGGCAAAATCAAATCACTCATCACTTTCTTCCATTTCTTTTTGCAGGTCAAGGAGATAACGCTCTGCAAGGGCCAGACCCGAAATGAGCCCACAGAGTTTTTGGTATTCTTAAAAAG